GGGATGTATTCATATGGCCATTTCTGGAATCAAGCCGCGAGCGTAATAGACGACCCGACCGCGTTACAACATCTCGTTCATTTTGGCGGGTCGAATACGACTGATGCGCGGGGCGCCGCCGGCATGCACGCGTCAGGGCTTCCGGGGCAGTCAGTGGGGTCAAAATACTTGCGCAACACAACATCAACCATAACTACTGACGTTGATTCCGACCCGATAGATAACATGTTCCCTTCCGGGTGGCAGGATGGGCAAAACGTGCATTTTATGGCGTGCCAGCAATCGCAGCTGAACGGGTTCGCGCCACTTATACCAATCCCAGTATATCAATGGGATTTTTCCGCGACGCCTGACAATGGGCGATTACTTGGATACCTCCCTGATGCGCGCGATATTAACCTACTGGGCTTAAACCCGGCGCAAGAGGTGGTTGTTGGCTCGGATACGTGGGTCGTTTTCCCCGTGACGAGAAAAGGGAATCAGGGGCTGTCCTTCGATCAAGAGCAAAGTTATAATTTCGGGTTAGCGTATAAAAAAGTAACGACATAAAATGGCCACATTAGCCGGCTTCAAAACTATTTCAATAAGCCTTGCGGAATCGACGACAGGCTGGGCGGGCGCTGTATCGACCCTTGTCACAGCAGGGCTGCCGTATCCTACAGCGCAACTGCAACCGGTATTACTGCCGATTGGCTACGCTACGCGTGAAAGCACTGCGCAACATACAATTGTGCCCGTTTTAAGTAACCCACAAACAGGTGACCGTAATAATCGACAGGCGAATTTAGGCAAGGCGCCAATTGATGGTATGGGCATTGGATTTGACTGGTTTGAAAAAATTCACACAAAACCACAACGCCTCGACATGGGTAATGTCGTCAGTGATGTGACACAAATCCTCGAACTGTATAACGCGTATCGCATCGATGACCGTCAGTGGACGGTGTTTGTAAACAACGCTGGTATCGGCATAACGATTGCCAACTTGCCGACACTTCCGCAGGATATTCGGAAACAATCGTCATTTAATGTCGAAGTTCAGATTTCGTCGGATGGCCCGCCGACGATAGATGGCACACTGGATTTCACTTTCGGCGTCGCAGCAATTTCAGTGCCGATCACCGGCACTAGAATAATTCTGTTTGGATTTGTTCCATCTGATGGTGTGATAACAGAAAAACTTTCGTGGTTGACGGACGTCATGAAAGCGTCAGATGGTACAGAACAACGGCTTTCAACGCGACTATTCCCACGGCAGGAAATAAGCTATTCAGCGCTTACCGTGCGGGACATCGACCGCAACCGACTGAACGCATTCCTTTTCGACTGGCACAGCAGGGTTTTCGGCGTTCCGTTATGGTGGGACGCGCGCGTAATTGACCAGAACGTTGCGATAAACGACGCAGAAATTCACGTGGTTACAACTGAATGGGCAGACTTCCGCGTTGGTGGGCTTGCCGTCGCAATAGCTTTCGACGAAGAGGGTAATACCACGGCCGACACACTGGAAATTACCGCCGTCAACGCGTCGCCGTCAACGATCGAGTTCAGCAGCGGCACATCCAACGCGTACACAGCTGGCCGGGCGTTGCTGATACCTGTTGTTCCGGGCGTGGTGAACAACGGCATTCAGAAAAGACGTTTTCCAAGCACCGATCAAGCAACAACTGTTACGTTCACGGCGCTAGATAACGACGGTACCCGACTTGTACCTGACGCGTCGGCGTTCAATTCGTTCGACGATAAGACTGTTATTGACGACCCAAACTGCATGGACCGGCAGTTGCAGGAATCGTGGACGAAGAAAATTACCAGAATCGACGGCGACACGGGCGAAATATTGCAGGTTTCGACGGAAGACCGGTCAACGCCGGCGACGAACAAGCGCTGGAACGTGGACGAAGCGCAGCGGCTGTGGGAAATCAAACAGCTGCTGTACGCGCTTCGCGGCAGGCAAGTATCGTTCCTGTTGCCCACATTTAACCGGGATGTCGAGCCGGTAACCACAACCGCGATCGGCAGTAGTGCAATTGATATCGTGAATATTGGGTACACGCAGTTCATGAAGACGCGCGAACCATTCACGCAGATTGCTGTAGTCCTGAAGCCCGGCGCCGGGATATTTCCGAGCCCGCAGGTGCCCGTAGGAAGTCCGAACATATGGGTTCCCGGGCAAAACTTCGCGTTTTTCGATATACTGAGTAGTACGGAAATCACAAGCGAAGTTGAACGACTGGATATTGCTCCGGCTACGCCTTTCGGTTTCGAACCAGAAGACGTCGAACGAATTGAATTCATTGTAAAATCGCGGCTTAACAGCGATTCTGTGGAATTGGTTCACCGATGGACAGACGCACTTGGACAGCAGATTGATTCACAGGTTGATGTACCTGTAACGGGAGCATACGACGAATAATGGCCACATTAAGCGAGCTTGAAAAAAGCATTGAAAGTTCACGGCCCGTTGAACTATATACGTTTACAATAGGCGCGCAAAACTTTTTGTTTACCAGCGCCGAAGGAATTGTGACGTTTGGCGGCACCGATTACGCGCCGTTGCCGGTCAAGCGATCTAACCCGACGCAGTCAAAGGAACAGCGATCAACAGCGCTGCGCATTACCTTGCCGTCGGATTCCGACCCGGCGCGGCCGTACATCGCCGTTCAACCATCCGAGCAAATGACCGTGATTATACAGCGCATTCAACCTGACGCTGTACCTGGCGGGACAAGTATAATAATGTTCGACGGGTTCGTGTCGTCTGTATCGTTCGAAGATGAAACGGCGGAACTGCGGTGTATACCTTTCAACGAATTGTTTACACGTGAAATTCCAAGGTTCCAATATCAAGGGTTATGCAATCACGTTCTTTATGATGCGCGCTGCAAGGTTGTTGCCGGAAGTTTCAAGCATTCGGGCACCGTCCTTGGCGTGGTTGGCACAAAGATACAAATTCAGGGGCTACCTACCGCAGGGTTACCGTTTATCGGGGGTTATGTAGAAATCCCCGGGGGTTCGGAACAAAGGCTGATTCTTGACCAAACAGGAATCGAGGTAACCATTTTGTACCCATTCTTGCAGGACGTCAGCGGCGGAACACTTGACGCGTTTCAAGGGTGCGACCATACCGCGACGACATGCGCCCAGAAGTTCAACAATATATTGAACCATGGCGGGCACCCGTTCGTTCCGACAATAAACCCGTTTAATCAAACTCAAATAACGAAGGAATAACGCGCATGGGTTTTTTCATATATCTGCTTATTTATGCCGCTGCGTTCTTGGTTGCCGAGCTATTCAAGCCGAAGCCTGACATTGAAAACGCCAAACCTGCCGGGCTGGGCGACTTCAACTTTCCGACAGCCACTGAAGGCCGCGTAATCCCCCTTGTGTGGGGTACGGTTGAACTGTCGGCGCCAAACGTTATATGGTTCGGTGATTTACGCACAGATCGGATTCGGGAAAAGGTCAAGACTGGTATTTTTTCGTCGAAAAAGGTGACCGTCGGCTATCAGTACAACGTCGGCATGCAGTTTGGCTTGTGTCGCGGCCCGATGGGTGCGAACGATGGTTTGATGCAAATCAAGATCGACGAAAACATAGTGTTTGACGGGCTGAACGCGTCGCCGCCGTTCGCGATAGACGACGGGTCAATTTTCATTAACGAACCTCAACTTTTCGGCGTGGATTCTGGCGGCATCGCCGGAAACTTTACCATAAAGCCTGGAACTGAAACGCAGGCGCGCAGCACGTATCTTGAAGGCGTCATTACAAGTTCGCCGGATATCCTGCCGGCATACCGCGGCACGCATTATGTTGTCGCCGAACAAATTTACATCGGCAATCAGCCAAGCTTGCGCCCGTTCAAGTTCACTGTTCGCCGCATACCCGACGGGTTGGGGCTGGCAACCGGTTCGCCGGGCACGGGCACGGAAATTGTAAATCAGTTCGACGCAAACCCGATGAATGTTTTATTTGAACTGCTGACGAATTCCGATTGGGGGCTGGCAATCAGTCCTGCTAACGTTGACATACACGGGTTCAGGGAAGCCGCGCAAGTTCTGTTCGAGGAAGGAAACGGCTTTTCTGGAGTGTTGGACAATCAGCGGAAGTCCGAACAGATTATACAAGAGATTGAAAACCAGATTGACGGCGTGCTTGTGCTGAATCCGTCAACAGCGCTGTATACGGTCAACCTGATTCGTGAAGCGTCTATACCCAGCCCAATAACGTTGCTGTTAACCGCTGACAGCACGAACACGGAAAAGGTAGCTTTCAGCCGGTCGACATGGTCAGAAACAACGAATGAAGTTCGTGTTGACTTCAACGACCTTCAACAAGACTTCAAGAAAACGTTTGCCTTGGCGCAAGACATGGCCAACGGCATTATTCAAAACGCGAACGTGTCGGTTACACAATCGTTCATGGGCGTAAAGAACGCAACACTGGCGAACAACCTTGCATGGCGCGATCTGCGCGCACTGGCAACGCCATTGGCTAAAGCCACGATTACAGTTAACAGGGAATTTTTCGAAATTCAACCTGGCGACCCGTTCCTGTTGACGTGGCCGCCGCTTGGGATAAGCAATCTATTGATGCGGGTCAACCGACTTGATTTTGGCGAACTGTTGAACAACAAGATTACCGTTGACGCCGTTGAAGATGTCTTTACCACGCAGCCGGCGAGTTTTGGTGACCCGATAGACAGCGGGTGGGCGCCGCTTGACCAGGTTGTTGCTGCGTTGTCAGAAGTCGACCAGTTGATATTCGAAACGCCGCGCAACCTGAATTTGCAGGACCCAGACCAGCCACTGCTGGCACCAAGGATCACGACCCTTGCGCGGTTGTCCGGCGGCGCTGGCGACGAATACGTGACCCTGACGCGGCAAAATGCTTCGCAAGGATCACTTCAAGCTACATCGTTCACCGAAAATTTAGGGGCGACCCCAAATTTCGTGATTGCTGGAGTTTTACGGAACCTTTTACCATCAACAAGCAACTTCGCGCCGTGGCCGTTATTGGGTACGCAAGACATTCAGGTTGACCCGATAAGTGAATCGTTGGCACCGCTGATCGACGACAGCGCGCGCACGGAAACCGAAATAAACAACCTTGTGTCGCTGGTTTACATTACCAGCAACGCGACGCCGGGCAGTCCGGACCTTGACCGCGACCGCGGCGAATTCATTCTGTACACGCAGGCCGTGGAATCAATCGGCGGTTCGCCTCAACAGACAGGGTTGCAGTTGAACGACTGCTGGCGCGGGGTAATGGATAGCGCGATACAGAACTGGCCAGCCGGTTCAAAGGTATGGTTTATCGGGTTCGGGGGCGCAGACATCACGTCCGAATCGTTCACAAACCTGTATTTTGCAGACGCAAAGCTGTTGCCGAGTACGCAGGAAAGCGGCACGCTTCCTGAAGGTAGCGCAAACCCGACGAATACCGTTCGAATTGACGACGGTCTGCGCCAAAACTTACCGCTGAAGCCGAACGAGCTAACAATAAACGGCGCCCGTTACGACGATTTGGTGCCAATCAATATAACGACAAACGATATGGACTTTGTTTTCAGGGCGTTGAACTGGCGCACGGTTGGCGGCATAAGAACAATGGACGGGCAAAACAGCGACGGTACCACGTTCAACCCGGCCGACGTGGGCGACGGTTTGTCGTTCATCTGGGAACTGTACGACGAAGGCAGCCCATCGATCGGCAGCCCGTCGCTGATAGCTACCAGCGAAACAGACATTGACCAGCCGAATAACCAATCGTTTGGCATTGACATGAATGATATTTTTGGCATGATAGCGGACCCGAACGGCGGGCGACTGCGCATAGAAATTCAGGGGTTTCACCGCACGACAAGCCCGGGACTGCTTTCCCGCGAAAAACTTATACACAGTTTCGACTGGACGGAATCAATAACATCGTACTATTATGACCCGGCGATTAACCTTGGCCGCATACCGTACGGAACGGTCGTTTCGCCCGGCGTAATCGCCGTCAAGCCCGGTTCGCCCGGCAGCCCGGCGCCAATACCATTGACACGCATACGCTTCGCAAACGGCGCCAGATTGGACGACACAGGCGGCGGTGAAAACGGCAAGTTTTACCTGTTAATTGACGACGCCAGCCCGGCGACGTTGGTCTATAATTCGCAGATTGATTCGCCGGCCGATCAAGACGACTTCCCGAACATAGACGACGGGAATAGTCCAAGCGATTTCGCGGGCAAGACACTGAACGTTATACATTATCATAATACTGGACGCCCTATTTTCTTCCATATCGAAGACCAAGCATCGGCGCAAGTTATTGCGTTCGGTGTACTTGAGCCCAATACAAGCACTGTTCCGGAATCAATCAACAGGACATAAAAATGGCCAATTTCCTAACGGCAGTACCCCACATCCTGCAACACGAAGGCGGCTATGTGAACCACCCGAATGACCCGGGCGGCGCTACCAAGTACGGGATTTCGTTGCGATATCTGCGCAAACGCGGCGACCTGTTGGGCGATTTCGACGGCGACGGCGACGTAGACATCGACGACATCCGGGCAATGACGGTTCCCATGGCGCAAACGACGTACCGGACAGGGTTCTGGGACCCGAACAAGCTTGGCGACGTCAAAAGCCAAATGGTTGCAACGAAAATTTTCGACATGTGCGTAAATATGGGCAGTGAACAGGCGTGGAAAATAGCGCAGCGGGCAGTCAGCGCCATGGGCACGCCACTGATTGACGACGGGGTGGTTGGTCCGAACACACTGCAAGCGATTAATTCTCTTATCAATTTCGATTATGATCTGGTGATAACTATCCGCGAGATGCAAAAGGCGTTCTATACCGGTATAATGAAGAGAAAGCCGAAGTTGCAGGCGTTTTCACTGGGTTGGTATAGGCGGGCAGCGTTTTGAACATGTGGTTGTACATGGAAAAGAACAAAATTATCTCGTCGATTCTGGTATTATGGACCTATGGACTCATGACATGGGTTGTTTACAGGGTGTTCGACGATGTCACCCTGATTAACGCCGCGGTCACGGGTGCGCTGACCGCCGTTGTAGGGATTCCGGCCGTCGCGATTGGGTTATTCAAGTGGCGTAGGGGAAAACAGGACGATGTCGGTTGAAGTTTTGAGCGGTGTTGCGATATGGAAGTATCTGGCGGGTGTTGGTGCTTCAATTGCCGGATTTTTTGGGATTAACTGGGTGTACTGGGTTAACAAACGACTAAGTCAGTGCGTTACTCGCGAAGAACTGTCCGACCATCTTGAACAGGTGGTTACGGCTATCCGTGCTGAATCCGATCGAAACAAAACTGAAACTGAAAAACTTTTCTTGCAGTTACAGGTTGAAAGTCTGCAAGAAAAATATAAAAATAGGGGTCAGAATTAAGCAGCTAAGGGGTTTCTATGTATTGTCCGCACTGTGGCGAACGCGGTTCGCTGATAAAGAACGGGTCGCGGGTTCGCCAGCATGGGAAGCAACAGATGTACAAGTGCAAGGAATGCCACAAGACAACAGCGAATCCACTTGACAAAGCACCGACAGCACCGCCGACGTATAAGCAGTTCGAACGAAACCTGCCGACGTCCGCGCGGTTCGTAATCACTGCCGCGCAGAACGCGACGCCGCCGCATATATCACTGAAAACCCTGCAAGTTTACTGCGATCACAACGACGCGCAGTTGGTTGTCGTGCCGATCAGGTACAAGAACGCTACAAGTCAGTGGGGGCAACAGCAACAAGACGACGATTGGTGGCACGACGACGTCATGCCGTACCTGTATTCGTCCCGGGCCGCACTTAATGAAAACCTAATACTGCTGGGCGACATCCGGACACAGCCGACCGCAGTTTTACCGCTGACAGGGTTCGAAGCGATAACGGGGGCGTGTTCCGGCATCCTTGCGCACCCGAAAGTTCAACTGAAATCCGTTGCGACCCCGAACCACAAACTGCCCAAACTAATGACGACGACCGGCGCATGCACCGTGGGAAACTACACCGATACGGTAGCCGGCAAAAAAGGCGACTTCCACCATTCGTTCGGGGCCGTTGTCGTTGAGATTGAAAACGACGTTTTTTACCTGCGACAATTGAGCGCTTGCAAAAACGGATCCTTCATTGACAAGGATAAAAAGTACACTCCGCAGGGTGTTGAACAGGCGCCGCCGGCTGCCGCTTTAATATTTGGTGATACGCATGCAGCATTCGCAGACGAACAGGTTGCGCACGCTAATTTCGACGGTCCGCAGTCTATGGCCGCCGTACTCAATCCGCGGCGGTTCGTCTGGCACGACGTTTTCGACAACTACACCCGCAACCACCACGACCAGAAAAATCCATTTATCGCACTGGCCAAGCACCGTGCGCAAATGTCGTGCGTTCGCGCAGAAGTCGAACTGACCTGCGATTACGTCAACCAGTACGGCGCCGGGCGCGAAAACATCATTGTGCCGAGCAACCACAACGAAGGGTTGTCCCGATGGATCAAGGAAACCGACTGGCGCAGCGACCCGGCAAACATGGAATTCTATCTGGAAACAGCGCTTGCAATGGTCCAACAAACAGAAATGACGGAAAGTGGCGCAAGCACCGTCGACCCGTTTTCACACTGGGCACGGGAACTGCTGAAAGTACCACATAAGTTACTATTGCGTGACGAAGCCTATGCGGCAATGGGCATTGAACTTGGCATGCACGGCGACATCGGGCCGAACGGCGCCCGGGGAAGCATCAAGAACCTGCGACGAATCGGCGTGAAATCCGTAATCGGCCACAGTCACAGCCCGGGAATTGAAGAGGGCTGTTTTCAGGTTGGCACGAACAGCAAGTTGAAGGTTCAGTACAACCGCGGGCCGTCAAGTTGGTTGCACACGAACTGCGTTGTGTACGCGAACGGCAAGCGATCGTTGTTGCACGTCATTGATGGTCGTTGGAAGTTATGACGACGATTGCCTACAAGGACGGCATTCTGGCATCCGACCGGCAGACCACTTGCGGGAACGGCCGGAAGGAATGCGCGAAAATGTGGGCAGTCAAGGGCGCCGTGATTGCGGTTGCCGGCGTGTTATCGGACGGCTTGAAGTTCCGCGACTGGTGGCAGGACGGCAAACCCGACAACGGGTGGCATATCAGCGACGACACGACGATTGTTGTTGTTGACCTGAACACGGGCGAGCTTGTAGAATACGATTCAAACATGGTACCCATGCCGGTTTATGGTCAATTCGATTCGTGGGGCAGTGGCTGCGATCTGGCCATGGGCGCAATGGAAGCTGGCGCCGACGCGGTAATGGCGGTCGACATCGGTATTAGACACGACGCATATTCCGGAATAGGAATATCTGCGCTAAATTTGAACGAAATCAAAAAGGTAAGAAATTATGCTAATTGGGATCACTGGATTTCACGGGAAAAATAAACAAGGAAATATGGGGAACTAAAATGCTTATCGGTGTAACGGGAAAAGCCGGGAGCGGCAAAGACACTTTCGCGAAATACTTCATTGAACAACGAGATTTTTTCCGTTATTCCTTAGCGGACCCTATCAAACGAATGGTCGAAGCCGGATTTGGGTTAACCCCCGATGTTTGGGACGACCGCGAGAAAAAAGAACAGGAAATTGAATGGCTTGGGCGTTCGCCGCGGTACCTTGCGCAGACGTTGGGCACCGAATGGGGCCGCGAATTAGTACACCATGATCTGTGGCTTTTGCTTGCAGAACAGTTTAGTGCGAGCTATCAGCGCGTAATAATTCCGGACGTCCGGTTTGACAACGAAGCCGAATGGATCAAGGAACACGGCGGCTATGTGGTCAGCGTTGAAGCGCGGGGAATGGCTGTAGACAACCACAAACACGCGTCAGAAAGCGGCGTGCACCCGGCGTATATCGACACAACCGTTAAAAATACTGGTACAATAGAGCAATTACATATAGCAGCGGAAGGCCTATACAGTGTTTTGCGCTGGGACACATCAGCATGAAGGCGTTTATTGTCGATGTATTTGCAAATCTTAAAGTTCGTGACTCCAAAAAGGGCCGCAATAACGGTCGCCGTTCTGGCGATCTTTGCGGCGGGGTGGACGACGAACGGGTGGCGGTACAAAACAAAGATGGCGCAGCGGCAAGCCGCAATCGTGAGCGATTATGCGAAGCAGCGGCAATCCTATATGCTGAAGTACCGGGAACAGCAACAGATTGACGAAGCGGCGGCAGAAGAGCTGTCCGCCGACCTAGATTCCCTGCGAGTACAGCGCCGGGCCCTTCAAGAAAAGCTGCGTACCGCGGCTGTGGTGAAAGTTGGTGTAACGTGTAACCCATTTGCTAAAGACTTCGTCAAGGTGTGGAACAATGTCAACAAGGAGAGTCAATGATCTAAAAGAGTTCGTTTGCGGTGAATGCGGGAACACATTTAGAAAAATGTTTGCCACAGCATGTCGCGACGGGGTGCAGCGCTGTAAACCATGCCAAAGTCATATTTATAACTCAACTCGAAGCAAAGAAAAGCTTAAAAAAACATTGTATTAAACAAGCTTATGGGCTTTCTGTTGAAGAATACACTAAGCTTGTCGAAGAGCATTATGGTAAGTGTGCGATATGTGGCGCTAATGACGACCCCCTGCAAGTTGACCACTGTCACGATACGGGGAAAGTAAGGGGCTTATTGTGTGGCCCGTGCAATCGAGGAATAGGACAATTAAAAGACAATATCGACACGTTAAAAGGTGCTGTTTTATATTTACAGCGTTTTGTTTAGCTGGTTGTGGAACGACCAGCCGGCTAGTCAGTGACGACCTGACACGCCAGAAGCCCGTAGAAGCGTTTTCAGACTGCGGACCGCTGTCCGTGCTGCCAGATAACCTCCCTGAAATTGGCGTGTCTGACGCCGTGTCGTTGATCCTGTCGGCACATTTAGACGACATAGCAGCATACCATGACTGCAAGCGCAAACATGAAGCGCTTCGGGAATGGATCAAAGCCGAGTGATTCCCAGTCCGCCAAATCGGTACGCTTCCAGCCGGGCGGGCTGGGCTTTTTAAAACTTCCCTATAATAGAAATACTATATACTAGGCAAAAAATTGAAGTCCCCAAAATGACCCTTAATTTTCTCTAGGGTATGGTATACTGGTATATTGACCTGTTTCCCCTTATAAATCAACGCCGAACTGTATACCAAGCAAATACTAGACTATGGTATACATGGTATACAAAATTGGCATGACTCTACTCTTCAACCACGCTTGCAATATGGGTATCGGGTTTTTTGAGACAAAATGAAAAAGGGGTGGTATAGTAGGTATTTCTCTTATAGGGAAGTTTGCGTGGTTGACAGTTAACGGCCGCGCGGTAAGATACTGAACAACGAAACAGACGCGGGAAGCGACAGAATGCTTGATTACGATTACAAGACTAAACCCTTTGACCATCAAGACAAAGTCTTTAAACTGAGCCGGGATGATACCGACTTTGCGTTTTTAATGGGCATGGGTACGGGCAAGTCGAAGGTTGGTTGCGATACCGCGGCGTGGTTGTGGGCGCGCGACAAGGTCCGGTGTTTGGTAGTCATTGCGCCAAACGGCGTGCACCGCAATTGGATTCTGCGCGAAGTGCCGGCGCATATGCCGGAATGGACCCGGTACCGCGCGGCGGTCTGGGCGTCGACCATGAAGGCGGCCGAGAAAAAGGAAATCGAAAAACTGTGGGACGAAGGGCCCGGGCTGCGCGTCGTGGCAATGAATATCGAAGCGTTCGGCAGTGGTATGACCGGCAAAGCGGCCAAGTTCCTTGCCCAGTTGGTGAACGCATTCCCGACAATTATCTGTGTCGACGAATCAAGCAAGATAAAGACGCCGGGCGCCAAGCGCACAAAAACCCTGACGACCCTTGGCAAGCGCGCAGCGTTCCGCCGGATCATGACCGGAACCCTGATTACGAACGGGCCGCTTGACGCCTTCGCGCAAATGGGCTTCCTTGGTACGAAATACCTTGGGTTCGACAATTTTTACAGTTTCAAACATCGGTATGCTGAATGGAAGCGGGAATTGAACCGCAAGACGAACAAGCATTACGACTCGCTTGTATGCTACAAGAACATGGACGAACTGACGCGGAAAATTCAAGCGGTAAGCTACCGCGTGACGAAAGACGAATGTCTGGACCTGCCGGACAAGATTTTTGAGCGGCGTCTGGTACCGGTGAGTACCGAACAGGCGAAGCTATACAACGACATCAAGTCAAAGAGCTTGTATGAACTGACGCATGGGGAAGAAATCAGCGTTGCCAACGTTCTGACGAAGCTGTTGCGATTACAGCAGGTTCTGGGCGGGTTCATACCGGCGGAAGAGTACGCGCCCGCGGTACCTATACCGGGGCCGAACAACCGTTTGGCAGCACTTGCCGACGTCGTCGAAGAGGCGTTGCCAGACGGTAAACTTATTATTTGGGCCCGGTTCCGTGCCGAACTTCAGGCGATCAGCGACACGCTTATGAAGGAATATGGCCGCAAATCTGTTGTACAGTACCACGGCGGCGTCGATAAGCACGACCGCGAAGTGAACGTTGACCGTTTTCAGAACGACGACACATGCCTTTTCTTCGTCGGACAGCAGCATTCCGGCGGTTATGGCTTGACACTCACACAGGCAAAGACTGTAATATACTACAGCAATGACTTTTCATTGGAAGCGAGATTACAAAGCGAGGACAGGGCGCACCGTATAGGGCAAACTGACAAGGTGACTTATGTAGATTTAGAAGCGGAAAAGACGATCGACACGAAAATTATAACCGCACGGCGGACCAAAAAGAGCATATCGGACGTCATTATGCAAGACGACCCGACGTCATGGCTTTAAGGAAATTAGAATGCCGAAAGTTTACCTAGTGCAACAACCTTCACGCTACGATCAAGAAAAGGGCCGGCGCGTGAATATCCACGATATTTCGTCAGCTTCACTTTTTGGCGATATCACGGCACCAATGTTTCCGCACAATGGGGTTTCATACCTGACACAGCACGACGTTCACGAAGTACGAAGATTGCTGAAGGATTACAGCGACGAAGATTGCATTTTGTGCATTGGGGACCCGGCGGCGATCGGGTTATCATTGGCGCTGGCGTCAGAAATTAACCGCGGAAAGTTCAACGTTCTTCGCTGGGACAGAACCCGGAGGGAATACATCAAGCTTTCTTTTGATATCAGGAGTTAAATAGAAATGGTAGATTATTCAGCAGGCAAAAAGGCCGAACTGCCGAACGAAGGCGAACTGTCAACAATCGCAGAATTGGCCGAACAGCAAGTTGACCTTGAACAACGGATAAAGGACGCCGAAAGAAACGTGCAGGACCTGAAGGCCGCGTACCTGCAAATGCGCACTGAAGCGTTGCCGGAAGCAATGAAACAAGTCGGTCTGTCCGAATTTACGCTGTCGAACGGCGCCAAAATTTCGGTTAAAGACGACCTTAATTGCAACATCAAGGCGGAGAACAAGAATCCGGCGTATGACTGGCTGCGGGAACATGGCCACGGCGACATTATCAAGAACGACGTTCTGTTTTCATTCGGTACCGGGCAAGACGACGCCAAGCAGGAAGCGATCGACTATGCCGAAGAACAGGACCTGCCTTATTCGGTCAAGGAAGCGATACACGCCGGCACGCTGAACGCGTGGGCGAAACGGCAGCTTGAAGTCGAGGACCCGGAACAGGCAATACCGGAAGAAATCATTAGTGTATTTCGGTTTTCTGTGGCTAAAGTCACATTACCACGGAAGAAAAAGTGATTTGACAGGAAGCCGATAAACGGTTACTGTTAAAAATGCCGACATGGGCGCGGCATCCAACGCCCATAAACGATGAAAGGTGCTAAAATGACGACGAAAGCAATAGCCAAAAAGGGCGAAACACTGCCCGCATTCCTGAACGACAACAAGTACGCAGATTTCGAAGACGCGGGGCTGGAACAGGCCGACGGTGAAGCGTTCGCAATCCCCTTCCTGCGTATCCTGCAAGGGTTGTCGCCGCAAGCTTCCAAGTCGAACGGCAAGTATATCAAGGGCGCCGAAGAGGGCATGATATTCAACACCGTTTCGCAGGAATTTGTCGACACGACCGCGGAAGACTTGTACATTGTGCCGGTATACTATCGCCGGGCGTTCATGGAATGGAAGACACGCGAAGAGGGCGGCGGTTACGTGGCCGAGCATTCGCCGATTGAAGGCGCTGAACTGGTGAAGCAGGCCACGCGCGACGACACTAACCGCGATATCCTGCCAAACGGCAACCAGATTTCGGATACCCGGTATCATTATGTGATGCTGGTACACGACGACGGTTCGTTTGAACCGCTGGCGCTGACCATGGAGCGTTCGCAGTTGAAGAAAAGCAAGCGGTTGAATTCCGACATTAACCTGAAGCGCAAAGCAAAAGGCGTGCCAACGTCCGCGCTTATGTACAAAGTCGGTGTTGAAGGCGAAAGCAAGGACGACAATTCGTGGTGGGGCTGGGACCTGAAATTCAGCGGTTTGGTGCAGGATCAAGCGTTATTCGACGCTGCTGTTGAATTCCAAGGTCAAATTCGTGCCGGCGAAGTTAAGGAAGCCGTCGACACGCTGGTTGATGCGGACGAAGAGGCCGTAGAAGCGTACCACGGCGGCGAAGGTACCGAATTCTAACGGTACCAAAGTTGTTCTTTTCGCTACATAATAGTGCGCCCGGGGTAACCCGGGCCGCATTTTTTAACCGGTGAATCATGGATAATATCGAACGAATAAGCAAATTATTTTCAGGCCTTGACAGGGCGCACGGCGAATTCCGCGAAAAAGGCGACCCTCGAGCGCGCGACAACAAGGTTGAAGGCAGCGCAAAGACCGTTGAAGGCGAAGTGACCCGGGAGCACTGGGGAGCCCACTTGTCGGGCGAATACGGCATTGGCATTGTGCCGATAACCGACGAAGGCACGTGTAATTTCGCGGCCGTCGACTTCGACGTGTACGATGAATTCGCGGTTAAGCGGTTCGTTACCGACGCGAAAAAATCCGGCTTTCCGTTCGTTTGGTGCAAATCCAAATCAGGCGGCGCACATCTGTATATGTTCTTTGCCGAACCGATGGACGCGGGACCCGTGCGCAAAAAGCTTGGCGATCTGGCGCGAACGCTTGGGTACCCGAAAATCGAAATATTCCCGAAACAAGAAAAACTTGAAAAGGGGCAAGTCGGCAACTGGATAAACCTGCCGTACTTCAACGCGAAATACACCGCGCGGTACGCATTCGACGACGACAGCCAGCCGATTGCGGACTTTGAAGCGTTCCTTGACTACGCGGAAAGCAAGCGCGTTCTGCCCGAAGATTTCGAAGCGCAGAAAGTCGTCAGTCAGGATATACCATTTTCAGACGCGCCACCTTGCATTCAGCAAATGGCCACATCCGGAGTCGGCGACGGTGAGCGCAACAAAGCGCTGTTTCAGTTCGCAGTGTTCGCGAAGAAAAAGCACGGCGAAGACTGGGAAGAAAAAGTGCTTGAATGGAACGGCGAATACTTCAGCCCGTCGCTGCCGTTCAAGGAAGTTCAGGCAACAATATTCAAGTCGCTTGCCGGCGACAAAGAGTACGGCTATCTATGCAAAGAACCGGTGTGCGCGGAAGTGTGCAACAAGCCGTTGTGCCAAACCCGCGAATTCGGCGTTATGGGCGCACTTGTGCAGGTGTGGGACGATTGGAACATTGAAGGGATACGCAAGCTTGTGCAGGTGAACGCAGCCGGCGAACAGATGGACGAACCGCCGCGGTACATTATTTCGATCAACGGCCGGGACGTCCAATTTTCGCGGCCCGAACTGACCAGCAATGTGAAATTCCGCGAAAAGGTGTTTGAAAAACTCGATAAAATGCCGCCGCGAATGAACAACAACATGTGGGACCAAATGATTCAACACTGGTTGATGAATCACGAAGTTGTCGAAATACCATACGAACTGACCGAAACGGCCAGCCTTGGCGCGTTCCTGAAAGACTACATTGAAGTGGCGCCGGAAGCGCAATCACGCGTCGACATACTGGGCGGAATGGTGCTATTCGAAAACGGGTCGTATCTGTTTCATTTCGAACACTTTTCGAAGTATTTACAGCAACACAGGTACCCGGTCAAGGTCGCAAACGTGCTGTGGAATCAGTTGCGCAACCTTGGGCTTGAAAAGAAAAGCACCACGGCGACCGGCAACCGCAAGTTGAACTACTGGGTTGTTCCGGAATCGTTCATACGCACAGGAAAGGTCGCGTCTGACAACGATTACGCCGACAGGCTGGAGTTTTGAAGCGGCAGTTAATACTGGGACCGCCGGGCACAGGCAAAACGACGTCGTTACTTGATATCGTCGACGAATGCCTGACGCGCGGTGTGCCGCCGGAAAAAATCGCGTACGTGTCGTTCACACAAAAGGCGGCATACGAAGCGCGCGGCCGTGCAATGGATCGGTTCGACCACACGGCGGAAGATTTCCCATATTTCCGCACGCTGCATTCGTTGGCGGCGCGGGTTATGTCATTGAAAAATGACGACTTCATGCACGCGGAAAACTACAAGGAAATCGGCGACCGGATCGGGTTGCAGAACCTTACCGGGCAGAAAACCAACTGGACAAGCACAGAACAGCGCAACGTCAACGTTGGCAACCACTTGTTAAGTATGGTCGACGTGGCTAGAAACATGAAGCTGCCACTTGGCGAATACCTGTTGTCGCTACCACTTGACGCACTGTATTACAGTGTAGGGCGCAGCGGCAAGGAATTCAAAGCGCTGGCGGCCGAGCTGAACGCCTACAAGCAAACGTTCGGTCTGCGTGATTTCACCGACCTGATAATTGACCCCGTAAAGCTTGAATATCCACCACTTGACGTTGACATTGCCATTATCGACGAAGCGCAGGACCTGACGGCGACGCAGTGGGATTTCGTCAACCACATGTTTTCCGGCGTCAAGGAACTGTATATCGCCGGCGACGACGATCAAGCTATTTACCAGTGGAACGGGGCCGACGTTGGGCAGTTCCTGAACCTTGAAGGCGAACGCCGGGTGCTGTCGAAGTCGTGGCGCCTGCCGCGCCGGCCGTGGATGTTGGCGAACTGGATTGCTGGAAAAATTACCGAACGGTACGAAAAGCAGTGGACACACCGCGAAGGGGAAGGAATTGTTACGAACGTGAAAAAACTGGGTGAAGCGCCGATACTGGAAGGCGGCGATTGGATGGTGTTGTCACGTAATAACGCGTTTTTAAAGTCGGCGCAAACGTGGCTGATTAACAAAGGCGTTCCGATCAAGCGCAGCGATTACGATATAATCAAACCTGACGACATGGGGGCGATTCACGCGTGGGCAGCGCTGGCAAAGGGTGAGTGCGTAGCCGGCGGCCGCGTAAAACAGCTATACGACGTTCTGACGACCAAGAAACACGTTGCGTACGGCGCGAAAATCCGCGTTGCCGATCTGGCGGACGACGCCGTGCTGTGTTACGACGAACTGCGGGACGAATTCGGTTTGCTGGCTGACATTTCAGCGAACTGGTGGGATACGCTCTATAAAATCCCGGAAAAAAAGCGCGCCTATTACCGCCGAGTGCGCGAAAACGGCGAAAGCTTGCTGAATCCGCGCGTTACGCTGTCGACTATTCACGGGGTAAAGGGCGGGGAAGCCGATAACGTGCTTTTGTTGCCGGATATGGCAAGACAGACGGCCAAAATATTCAACCGGGGGACGAAATACCGGGACGAAGAACACCGCGTTTTCTATGTCGGGGCAAGTCGGACGAAGGAAAACCTGTACATCTGCGACGCTCAAGGTGAGAGTCGATACAAATTCCCAACATTCAATGAGAGGGCTGTGTGATGTTAATTTCAAATAGTTATATTCAATTAAACAAGCAATTACACCGCGACAAGGCGGGATTCGGCTGCGCCGGGGCACGCTGGACAGAGCAGACGCTGGAACTGTGTAAGGAACACGACACGACCGACGTACTCGATTACGGCGCCGGAAAGGGGAAACTGGCCGAAACACTGCCGTTCCCAATCCAGCAGTATGACCCGGCCACGTTCCCGGTTATTCCACTCCCTGCAAATATCGTTGTGTCTACCGATGTTCTGGAACACGTCGAACCGAAAAACCTGCGTTCCGTGTTGCGGCACATTGCCGAACTGACCGGAACCGTGGCGTTCCTGAATATCAGCACGCGCCGGGCAAACAAATCACTGAAGGACGGTAGGAACGCGCATTTGATAATTAGAGACGCTAAATGGTGGAATAAAGCATTATCGGAATTTTTCGAACGTATCGAATGCGTCAGCGTGTCGCCGACTGAATATAACGTCCTTGTGTATCCTATAAACCAAAAATAAATCGTAAATAAAGCTTAGCCACGGACGGCCGCTGTCCATTAATAATGTACACAGCGGGGAAATGAACGTGTCAAAAGACTGGGTCAACGGCCGCTGGCACCGATTGCAAAATATTTACAGAGTTGTGAAAAAAGATTAAAGGTTTCCCGGGGCGTGCCGTTAAACTATATAACAACACAGGGGAAACAAGATGATTAAAATTTTTGAATCAACCTTTGCAAGCGAAATCAAAACCGGTGTTCGGGTTGTTTTCTTAAACCGCGACTGGGAAGTTGTAAGCACCGAAGGAACGATGACCAGCAACATCGCTGTAACAATGGTCGCATTCGACAACCGCGAAAAAATCACGGTCTGGAAATAAGGGGAAAAACATGGGTGTAGCAGCATACAATAGAGGATCAGCGTTAATTAGTTCGCTGCTAGAACGTGATCGTAGACCGGTAGAATTTGAAATTATGGACCGGTTAAACGAGCTGGAAAAATATTCCGATGCTGGTATACCGCTTGGAAGTATTCAATTCGCTGAATCACATGGCGGCTGGTGGGCTGTTTGTCCTCTAACGGGTTTTGGCTATTTTTACAAGAGTTTACACGAAGCTGTTAAGCGCTGGAACGTTGTAATTGTTGGGTATAATGACGGCGTTTGGGAAGCGGAAAAAATAGTTAAAGGTTTTGGCACGGACGCCGATAACCTTAGTAACAACACAAGGGGCACACCATGAAAACAATGAACCATGCAGAATATCAGAAAAACCTGAAGCGCAAGACGGTTGCAGAACTGCGGTTCATTGCCACGGACGCACGCGAAGCCATGGAAGCCATGCCGCACGGCGAAAATGCCGGCTTCTACGCTGACGAAGTTCATTACGCTGCAATGGAACTGCGCAACCGGGAGTCAAAATAATGGTAACAGTCGCATTCAAAAAGCACATGACCGGCGGAATTTTCGAAGGGTTCATAATTGATGAACGAATGAATTTCGTCGATTTCGCAGGCGCCGCCGACTGGGCCGACATCGTCACAAAGTCGCTGAACGTTCCGTACACAATTTCCGATTTGAGGGTTGCAACATGAAATTTACGATCGAACAGAACTGTGTTACCGTGGAATCATTCGAAGCCGAAGGGCACCGCGACACCAAAAAGTCGGCGTACCTTGACGCGCTGAAAATCGCTGCCGCGTGGGGTTACCACAACCACACGGGTTATGTTTTGGTTGCCGAAGACGGCACGCCAATTTCGATCGTTGACCCGTACCGGTCGAAGAAATGGCAAAAGGTTATGCACGAAGACTATTTGCACATTGTCAGGGCGGCGTAATGGAATTCATACCGCACACACGGCAGGAAGAACGTACGCCCGACCATCGGCCAGTGTATACGATCATTGCGGAAGCGCAGGCGGAATTTGCACTGTTCGACGCACTTCTGGCGAAACTGGAACAGCAAATCGAGGATTTGACGTGATAACCGAAGCGGGGTTTGCAATTATTATTCTTTGGTCGTGGCCCGGTGACGGGCCGAAGGACGCGCCGGAAATCTTCACGGCCGCGGCGGTGTACGAAACAGCGAAGGAATGCAAACAAGCGGTTGCGCGTGACTTCCAGCAGTTCGAAATCGAGCTGCAACAGGATTGGGACTACCCGGGACGGGGCCGCGCAGTGTGCAAACCTGTTTTTGATTTCAATAGGGTTGAAATGAAATGAAAGCGATATTACCTTGCGGAACTGTTGTTGATTTGGGGCCCGACACACGGAACGCGATTTTTCGCGCCGGCAGGTTGTATCGGGCTGGCGTATTCGCTAAGATTATAATTGAAATACCGGTGCCGTGTGCCGGGTGGTCGTCGGAATCACCGATTGGCGGCTATGCAACGCTGCACATGGCCGGTCTGTTGGACCGTGAAGAACGCGCGGTTTATTCTGGTAACCCGGACGAATACAACGGGTTCGACCTAACATACACCGTCATTGCCGACGTGGAATTTACCGACGAAAGCGGCGTGACTTGGAAAAAAGGGGACGTTGACGAATGGGCAAAATAGCGAGCATGCTTGAAGCACGGCTTGCACGGGGCGACGTCCCGCCATGCCATAAGCGAGTATTCAAGGCGCACGACAGGACGCGTTCACGGGTTCTTATGCGGAACGGGCAGTACAGCGACCCGGTAGAGCATTCGCAGCTGTGGCAGTTCCTTGAAGCGAACCTTGACACCATAAGTCCGGAAGTTCCTATAGCGATCAGCCGGGCAGAAGACAAAAGGCGGAACCCATGAAACACATGCTGAAAAAAGACCTGCCGTTCCTTAATAAAGGCGCTATATTCACGAAGACGCACAGCGCCGGGCCCGGATGGGCCGTGGAAGTCTGCGCGCCAGACCGCAGCGTACACCAAAACCTGACAAGTTCCGACGGACTGTACCAGACATTCAACGACGCGGAAAACGAGATTTTAACGACCCTTATGGGCAAGGCGGACTGGATAGAATCGATTCCGGAATGCATGGTCGACCTGTTTTTCCTTTACGATGCGGGACTTATCGACAGGGAGCAGTTTAAACTGTACGTTGAATTTAAACCGTAAAATTTTAGGAAAACAGGTATATTTTCCTAAAGGATTTCCCGCCGCTGCCGTTAAACTATATAACAGGCACACAACGACGGGGAAAACAAAATGCGCTACTTGACTACATTTTTCAACGAAAAGAACCTGCCACTTGAAAACTGGGAACTGGATGACAACGACGGTGTTACCCACTGGATAAGCAACGAAGTTGTTATTGAGCACATCCACGCAGCACCGCGCAGTGAGCAGGAACAGATTGCCAACGTTATCCGCAAGATAGACTTCGCGAATGGCAACGTTAATCACTTCCTGAAGCACTTGGCCGGCGCACTTATCAACGCTTGACATTCACCGCGAAACAGATACACTTATTTAATTCTCAGCACGCGCCAAGGACGGCGCAATTAATTTGTTCGTGTAGGTGAGCCGGCGGGTGAACTGATAGTACGGTCAATGTGGGTTCGAACCCCACCTCGAGCACCCAATTTCCCCGCGTAGGAAGAACCGACGACACTATAGCTCTGTTGAAGGGGGCGCCGATACGGAAGCAATGGAGGTTCGAGTCCTTCCGCGGGGTCCCTTTTAGCCGGGAGGTAAAGCAATGAACAGCACAACGTCAAATCTCACTGAAGCGTTTATGAATTACGTCAACAGCGAACCGCGCGCACTTGACCCGGAATTTTATAACATTGCCGAAACAGTATATTTTCTGGGCGCCGCTGCCGCGTTAGGATTGTCGGCGATACGCATTGCAACCGTAATGAAGCAGAAGCGACAATTGACACCCGGCGACGTGGGGGGCATTATTGAAACCATGCTTGCAGAAGCGGCCGACCAGATAACCAACAGCGTTGAACGACAGAAAGGTGACAAATGATGCGCAGCCCGATTTGTTTGTGGATGACTTCCCGCAGCCGGTCGTCGATGATTAGCGGCATTTTCGCCGCGCACGGCGTGAACATGGGCAAAAAAAGACTTCAATCGATGGGGTATGATACCTTCGAAAACGAAGCCGTCAGGGACCTACAGAAACGGCATTATGGGTTACCATATTGTGAATTGATCGACCCTAGCGAGTCTTTTCTCAAGGAATTGTATGGCGTCGTGCCACAAAATGAGACGTGGTTGGTTAAAACAGGCATCGAGTACTTCAACGCGTTCCAGCCGCTGGCACCGTTCAATGTATTTTTGCTACGAAAACCCGAAGACGTTGCAGCATCGATCGTTTCAAAGCGATCGGTCGACTACAACGAAGCACTGAAGGCGGCAAAGTGGCGGTTCGCTGTTATGCGAGAGCGGCAGCAGATCGACGGTGGTGCATTCATTGATACCGACAGGGTCATTGCGGGCGACTTCCAGCAGCTGCGAGTCGCGATGGAATTCTGCGGAGTACTATTTGACGAAAAGAAAACGAAAGGGGCTATTCACAAATGAAAGTTTACACAGTAGAGCGCAGGCTCAGTCCGCTGACAAAGCAATGGTTCACTGTCGAAACGTACATGAAGAAAAAGCACGCTAAAAAGCACGCGGAACAGCTTAACAATAGCTGGAAAGCCGTCAACTATGACCGGCCGTACGCGCGCGTGAATTACATTAACGTGAAAACATAGTTTTGTAACTATTTAACCAACGAAAGGGGTATGTAATGAAATATTTTATGCTGGTACTGGTATTGTTCGCGT